CATCTCCTGTACCAAGTTCAAGACCAAGTGCCTTGCACCCGAAACATCCCTCTACATATTCAGGATGTGTTCGTATTTGATGTAGTCCCATTTCATCTCCTACTGTGCTGTAAAGTTTGCTTCTGTTACGTCAACTCCACCAGCAATAAGTGCTGCCTTTGTTGCATCATCTACTGTATGTTCGTAACCACCACGATATACTTCTTGGTATTCAGTTAGGTCTTCATCTACTGGATAACGAGTTTGGAAGTATTCTCCATCAAGTTTAATGATTGTAATGCCTTTGCGTAACTTTGCAAAGTAAAACAACCTGTGTCCGCCAGATGGACCTTCTAATACGTACGGTGTCGTGAATGTCCAGTTTGCCATGATTCTCCTTCTAATGGATTTACTGCTAAGCAGGGAGATTACTCCCCCTGCTCAACCGTCAATCAACTATGCGATTGATGAACCTGATTCGATTCGGTATAGTGCTTCTTCGCGGTAGCGAGCAAAGCCAAGTACGCCGTACCAACCCATTGGGCGGTGACGCATCAACTTGTCGACAACTGGTCCGATGACTACATGTGGCTCTTCAGCAACTGCTTCTGCAAGCGCTTGCTGTCCAGCGATGATTGTGCGGTACACCTTTGCAGATGAAGCACCGTCTGTTGCGCTGTATAGGCGTGGTGACTCTACGAAGTATGCACCTTCGTATGTACCGATTTCTCCTGCCCAGATGCGGTCCTGTGAAGAACCGTACTGATTAGGAAGAAGCCATCCAGCAGAACCTGTCTCAGCACGAAGGTCGTGTGAAACTTCTGGGTGAAGTCCAGCCCAGTATAGTGAACCCTTACGGGCTACTGACTTTCCTGCACGCAACTTCGCAACAGCCTTGCGGATGTTAGCAGAAGATAGTGTTGCAGCAGCAGTCACTGTTGCTGTTGATGTTGCTGTTGAACCTGAGTAGATTACGTTTGTACCAGCACGCAATGTTGCCATTGCTACTGCGTCAATTGAATCTGCAAGGTTGAATGCAATGATGTTAGCAATTGCTGGGTCTACGTCAGCGAGGCTGAATAGTTCCAAAGCGCGTGTTACAAGAACAGAGTTACCGTACTCGTTAAGAGTAATTGTAACTGATGTTGGTGTAGACATTGCTACTGCATCTGGGTCTGTTGTTTCTGTGAGTGCAGTTGTTGCTGCTGATAGGTCAACGTAACGTTGTAGAACAACTGTTGAACCTGGAATGCTTTGCTTAGCAGGACGCTTATCTGCGACTGAACGAATTAGTGGCTCTGAACGTAGAGCGAATTCAAGAAGTCGGTCATAAGCCTTCTGTACTAAACCAGCACTACCAACGGTACCGCCGAGAGAGGCGGAATCTGATGATACATATGCGTTAGCCATGTAGGTTATTTCCTTTTTTAGTAGTTAGAAACTATGATTAGTTTTGTGAACCGTAAATCATGTTGATGATTTCTTCCGCAGATTCTGCGTTGTCAATTCTCATCGACATATCTTCGGCTCTGTCAGGTGTTATTGCACCCTGAGTAACCAAATCTTGCTGGCGTAATGCTGCACGGTTTTGGCTGTTTACTTCGGGCGCATCCTGTCGCGTTTGCAGTCCGAACAAGTCTGCGTTATCATCGAGCCAGTTATTCACTGACTCCTCGTTAACGTCATCCAAGTCCTTGAGGACTAAGCGAATTGCTTTAGGATTGACACCTTTCTTTTCTAGGGTTTCTTTGACGATTCTCTCACGCTGTCCTTTGGACAAAGTCTCGAGTTGCTCTGTGAGGTCCTTAATACGCTTTTCGTCTGCACGCTTGGCTTTACGCAACTTCTTTAAGAGGTCGCTTCCGTCCATTGGTGTTTCCATTTCGGTATCTAGTTCGTCGTCTTCGTCATCCCAGTAGTTGTTGCTCATAGCAACCACCCTTCTATTCGTTGTAGTCGCAAGCCTCAGTGACTAGTCGGGGAACTAGGCTGGCTCTTGCTATCGGTCTATTACTCTGACGGGGCCGATGGGTCCGTTCAGGATTCTATTTTAGATTAAGCCTTGTGCTCGGCTTTGTGATGCTAGTCTTCCAGATGCTCCGCTAAATCGATTCATTTCTTCTTCTTTAATCTTGCGAATCTTTTCATCTGCAGCAGCGTTACCAGCAAACTGTGAAGCAATTGCTTCTTGTTGAGTAAAGTCAATGTTGCTCATACGACCAAGTGACTGTCCACGTTCTAGTCGTTTAACTTCGGCAAACTTACCAAGTGAGGTTCCGTAGTCGGCACCCATTGCTGCAAGGTCTGCACCTTCTTCTAGGCTAATTCCTACACCTTGTGATTTGGCAGCAGATAACTGCTCAATGCTCTTAACCTTCTTTGTAAGTTCAAGAGCGCCTTCTTTACCAGTTAGTAATGCTTTAGCAATAGAGGTTCTGTCAAGACCCTTGTTAAGGTATGTCTTTAAGTCAGCACCAAGTGCTCCTGGAGCATTATCAATTGCCATAAAAACATTATTAATTATGTCTGTTGCTTCTGATACAGACTTGTTTGCATCTCCAAGAATCTTTGCAGCCATATCTTGAGTTGCTAAGTCCCCTAGACCAACAGAGCGGAATACATCTCCAAGTGCTTGTTCTGACTTAACATAGTCCGCAATAGATGGGACCTGTACTGTTTCTCCAGCATTGAGTCTATCTTGCAATTTAAAGATTGCACTAAAACGAGTTACAAACTTACCTGCTTTTCCTTTAGCCTTAGCATCGCGCAAGGCAAGGTTTATTGCTTCTTCAACACTTGAACCAGTATTAATAAACCCCTGTGCAAGTTCACGCAATTCGTCAACCCAAGGTTGACCTGCCTCAGTTTCGCCTATTAATAAAGCAAGAGTATTTGCAAATGTATTTTTAGCAAGAGTTATAGTACCAGTATCTGTGAACCCAGTAGGTCCTGGATTTGTTGGGTCGTTTGATTCTTCTCCGTCAAACTCTCCACCATTGCCATCAGCATATACTGGAATGCGAGTTCCACTTTTGCTTCCTGGCTTATAACGTAAAACTGTTCCAGACTTTGGAAATTTAGTAGGTTCAGGCTCTACTATTTTCTCTGGCGGAGTTCCGCTTCCAGTCATTGTCCCTATTCTTTCAGGGTCAAGACCAGCATTCTCTGCAATACGTGGGTCATATTGACTTGTAATTGGGTTTTCAAATGATGCAATATAAGCATCTTCTTTAGCCTTTGCCGCTTTAAACGCTGTCCCTTTTGCTGCTGCTGCTTTTGCAATTGCTGCATTATCTGCTGCTGCTTGCTTTTTCTTTGCTGCTGCTGCTTTCTGTGCCGCTGATTGCGCCATTATAGTCCAAATCCTAACGACTTAGCAAGTGATGTTGCGCTATCACGTGCTTCGTTATTTGCTTGTTGGGTCTTCTGGTACTCTGGCAATTGCTTAGTCCTAAGTAGTAAATCATAGTATGATGGTGGTACACCTTTACCATCTGCGCCAGCATAACGTGTATATGCCAGAACAATTGAATTGTCCATCTTAATTGTAGAAGGGTCAACCTCTAGTGTCTTTGCAACCATATTTATAATAGGGGAAGCAATATCATAAGTTGTTAGGGTTGGGTCCTTAGCAAATCTATCTGCAAACTGTGGATACTCAACAGAAGCCTTCTTTTGGAGTTCTACTGTATAGTCAGCAATTGTCTTTTTGCCCATTGCAATCTGCTTTGCAGCAGCCTTTGCCTCGGCATCAGATACACCCATAAGTTGGAACTTGTCAATTATACCTCGAACCTGAGATAGTATAGCAAGATTCTTTGCAGCAAGTGTCTTATCGTCTGCAAAACTAATCTTATTCCATACCCAGTCAGATGCAAACTGTGCTGGCTTAAAGAATGATGGGTATTCTGTCTTAGCAACGCTTTCTGAGGTTGCTGTAACCGCTTCTGGTGTTGCGCCAGGCGTTGTCTTTGAAGCAGTAGATGTTACTACCTTTTCAATCTGACGTGCTTGTTCAGCATCAAATTCGTTCATGAACTGCGTAATATCTGCAGTTGAGAACTTGCCCATGTAGCCGTTTGCTTCTGCAGCGGCCTCCATAAGGGCGCGTGCTGATTCTGTAGTTAACTTAGTCTTGACTGTTGATACACCTGTACCAGACTTTGGACCAGTGCTAGCAGTGTTGCTTGATGCTATACCTGCAAGGATAGAAGCAGTATAGTTGTTTAATTCTGCACCCTCTAGTTTGCCATTTCCGTCTGCATCAAAAGGCACTTGGTCTGCTGAAAGTACCATATTAGTTAACCGCCTTTAGTGAGTCATTATCAAAGTATCGTGTAAGAATTGTCTTTAGGTTGCCATCCCATTGACCCATGTTTGCTGCTACCCATACATTATATGCGTCTTTAATCTGTGCTTTACGTGGGTCGTAATCTGGCAATGCTTGGTATACCTCTACAAATAGGGAACGAGAGGATAAGAAGTCTCTAGTGTCTTTCCAGAATTGACTGTTACCATTCTTTGTCATAAACTTGTCATCGTTTACAATTTCTGTAAGTCCACGAGCATACTTATAGGAAGTGTCTCCACTTCGAGCAAGATTCCATTGGTCATACCATGCTTGACTTTGTTCTTTAAATACAGTCTCAGAAAGATTGTCTAAAGCAGCCTTAAGTTCTGGATGAGCGCGTAGTGTCTTACCATCAGTAATCTTAGCCTCTAAAGCCTCTTTAACGCTCATGTATTGATTCCAAGTACGCTGCTTAAGGCGTTCAGTTTCAATTTCCTGTGGAGTCATCTTAAGTTCATTAAGATTCTGGCTTGTTCCAGGAAGCGTTGCATTTGGATTAGATAGAAGTTTAAGAATATTATTTGATTGCTTTAGTGGGTCATAATCCAAATCAGCAGTCAGTAAACCAACCATACCGATATCACTTGAGTCAATGTTGATGAGTTTTCCAACAAGTTCATTGTTGTCTTCCATCACGCGTGCGTATGCTTCGCTTGTTGCAGGAATGTTTAAGTTCTTATTTGAACCAGTAAATGATACTCTATCAACCATAAACTGTGGTCCAAGTGTAGTAATCATTTCGTCACCAGCAGCAGCGCGAGCATCTTCGTTGGACATTCCTTGAAGTTTATACTTGTCTATTAACTTCCAGTATAGATTAGAAGTAAGAGCCATTGGATTGGTGTCAATTTTGTAAGGAATACCTGCAAATGGTGATGCCCATGTAGACCAGAACTTAGCCTTAAATAGACCCTGTACTTGCTTTTCTATTTCTGCATCAGATGGCATCTCATCTTGAATTCCCATTTCAACTAACATTGCTTGATAGTTGTAAACAGACTTCCAAGAACTCAAGTAATCATTTTGTCCACTTTTACCAAATATTGCATTAGTAAGGTCTCTTTGCCATCCTGAGTATGAAACGTTAGCATTTATGGCATTTTTAAGCCAAGGCGGAGTGTAAGCATCTTTTACTGATGTTGGCGGTCCATATGGGAAAATAACCTTATACCAGTTAGTTCCATTCCATGTCATAAGTTCTTCAACTTCTGCTTCTGACTTGTGGAACTTTTGCATTACCTGTCCTACTGAAAGACCTGTAACAAATGATGGTGATGGGCGGTTAAGAAGAAAACCTAATGATTGAGCGTTAAGTTTTGTTTCTTGACCAAACATGTTACTGAAACCAGGTATATACTTATTTGCTTCCTTAGACCCAGGCACAACCAAGTGAGTCATTTTGTCAATGTCCTCGGTGGGATTACCATTTTCATCGACACCAAATGTCATGTACGCACGACCATAGTTAGATACAAAGTTTGCTGTACGAACTGGATTCTTGGCAGCAAGGCGGCCATATCTTAAGAATGCATTAGCATTTGCACCTGGGAATGCCGTAACTGCACGCAATGCATTAATTAAACGATTAGGGTTGTTAACAGTGTAAAGAGTCTTTTCCATCTCTTCCAAAGCCTCACGACCTGCAGATTGACGCAAAGCGTTATATTTGGTTGTTGTCATTTCAACACCCTGCTCCATTAAGTATGATGCTTTTCTTGCAACACTCTCAACAGCAAACTTTTCAAATACCTGAGCACGAATAGGGTTTTCAACGCTTGCAAGCAAGCCCATATATTTGCTCATCATTTTGTCTGGTACTAATGCTATTTTCCCAACAGTACCCATGCCAAATGTTAATGCTTCATAATTATGATTAGATGGAACAATATCGTACAACTCATCAACGTAAGGAGCAAGAGTTCTTTCTAGTTGCGTTGCAGTTACTTCACCCTTGACGATAGCAGCACGTGCCTCGTAAGATGGGTACATACGCTGAACAAGACTAATCTTTTCAGTAAGGTAAGGTGCAATATCATCTGTATCAAATACATCAAATGATTTTAAGTAAGCGCGACCTTCTTCTGTCTTACCCCAACGTATAATATCTGCTGGTGATTGCTCAGCAAAGATTCTATCCATAAGTTTGTCGCCTCGGTAGTGGCGATTAGCAATATCTGCCAACTCTGCAAAATAATTCTCGTCTGCAACGCCAATCTTGGACATAGGAACTTTACGCTTAATTGAAGAGTACGCAGTTGCTCCAGCCAATTCTCCCAAGAAGTTAATCATTTGAGTTCTGGCGTTCTTTGTTTCTGCTAGTACCGCACTAGTAAAGTTGCTTGCGCTTCCACCGCTTTGCTCTTGAATAAAAGAGTCAATATGGTGTTGTGTGCCATTAGCAACAACAGTATGTTTTTCTGGTGAGTAATAACGCTTTTTAAACTTCTCACTCTTGCCAAATACATCTGCTTTTTTGACTACGGCTTTGCCAAGTTCTCTGACGGTGCTATCAATAACATCGTATGCTTTTTGAACCGCATCGTCAGCATCCATTATTACTTTTTTATTAGTTGACATCTTGCCAATTATTGTCTTATAATTATTAATTGCTGCTTTTGCTGCTTTAATTTGTGCAGTTTTTTTAGTAATACCTGGGTTGGCT